AAGGCTGGCATATCGACAACCTTCACGTCCTGGCGCATCGAGCCCATAGCACCACTTTGGAAGCGCATGTTCATGCCCGCGCTCCAAGCGTTGACAGGGAGCTCACTCGGGTCCCTGTCTAGAACAATACCAATCTGGCCCGAGACGGGCACTGGTACGATGGGCATAGTAACCCCTTATGGGAGAGGGTGTGCGGCGATGAAGGCGGCGGCCCGAGCACGCGCTTGAACGATGGCGGCAGGGATGGTGTACACCTCAGTCTCGTCCAACGTCACCAGCCACTCGGTCGAAGCCAGGAAGTAAAGAGCATGACGAACGCGCGTCTTGGTGAGTTCGACGGCTGGGTCAACGGGAGGAGCTGGAACGATGAGTGGCAGGCCGTCAACGTCGGCCACGATTGCGCCCTTGAGGAGGAGACCGTCCAGACACTCGATGTAACGCTCGTAAGGGATCTCAACGGCATCCTCAGGAACGGTGCAGTCTGGGTTCTCGGCCTCCACCATCAGGGCCCCGCCAGAGTAGTCGTTCACCTCGATGAGAGGAGCCTCAGGGATAGGCTCACCTACCACGTATGGCACGTTTGGCGGAGTCCAGTCAGGATCTGGCACCCACTTGGTCGGCCAAACCTGATCAGGATCCTCGATCAGCTTGGTGCGGGCGCCGTATTCGTCCTCACGATAGAAGACACCCTCTTTGAAGTAAATTTTCATGGTGCAGACTCCAGTCAGAGTATGTTATGTTCTTAACGGTATTCGGTCCAGCGGTTGAGAGTGCCGTTTGACACAGCGAGCCCATAAGCGACGCCTGGCCCGACAACAAACGAGGTGGTGTACAGAGCCGCAACAGGCGCGCCGGCCGTCACGCTACCCGCCACGATAGAGTTGATATGTGTCTCCATGCTCCCGCCCGGTTGCAGCGTGCAGATTACCATAACGGTTATAGGCTTACCTACCGTGTTGGTGTAAGTCGCGTTGAGCGCGCGCGAGCCGGTTACATCCTGCACGGTCTGCGCAACACCAAGCACGTTCGACGCGGATATAGGCGCCAACGCGGTGCCGACGGAATCCATCACAGCGACACCAGAACCTCCGCGTACATGCTTAATGCTGACCGCTGAACTCCCTACGGCATGAAAACCATAATGCACATCGCCGGTTGTTGCCTCGCTAGTGACAGCAGCGGAGCCATATGCCGTCTGAGAATTGTATGTGGAGATTAGCCGCGCGGAGCGGATTACGTCGTTTGACGTTATAGCTCCGCATGCAATCGGAGCATCAAAGCCAACGCTTGTGATTACCCTGTTTGCATCAACATTTCCACGAATAAGCCACTTGTCAAAACCGCCGGTCCCGTTGAAATGCTGAATACCAATAACGCCATCGGTTTGACGAATTAACCTGAGAAGATCCAGATTGGCAGAACCGAGAACTAAAGCGGCTTCAGCCGTTTGCCCAACGACAATGTTCAGCGGACCCGTCAGGCTGCCGCCCGTGAGCGGCAGATACGCGTGTGTGTGCCCGGCTGGGGAGTAATTCCCAGAGAGGAAGGTGAATAGGGACTGGTTGAGGCCAGGAAAGCTATTAAGCAGGACGTGCTTAAGCAGGCGCAGGTGGTCATCGCCCTGGGCAACCGGATCACCAGCCGTCGGGTTGAGCTCGTTCAGAGCTGTAATAAAATCACCAGATTCGAGTGCCATTATGTGTTCCCTCCAAGGGAGCGGGACTGGTTAACCTCAGCCCGGGAAATGTGTCTATCGTACAGGCGCTTCCACGCCACCTGCGCCTCTGCTGCGAATTGTTGAGCAAGGTCATTATCCTTGATGTGCTTGGAGGCCAGGACGAAGCCCAGCTCGGCCAGGATCACATCCGAGGCGTACTTGAGCCACTTAGGCGTGGCGGTCGCGTCGCTGATCCGGGCGTCCTTCACTATGTACCGCATGTGGAGGACATAGACGTTGTCGGGAAGAGGATAGAGGCGAAAGTACTCACCCGAGATCGCGTAAGCGAGTGGGCGCCCCTGACCGGGGTGGAGGCGGAGGGCCACGTCAGGGTCCTTCTTCACCAGCTCCCTCACCGGGCTCGTCTCCGTGTCGGAAAGATAGAGATTGCTCTCCTCGATCTCCGCACAGAAATCGAGGGGGAGAGGGATGCGCCTCTCCCCGATGGCCGTGGAGGCATGAGCGACCTCGGATTCCAGAAACCAAGGATACCATTGGCGGGACTCCAGCGCCGTATCCTGGAGAATATCCAGCTCGAGCGGAATCCGGGCGGCCATATCGTCTCGATCGCCGAGCCTGAAGCCCATCGTTGTGATTAGCTCCGCCAAAGTCATCACGCAACTCCGAAGGTGAGCTGGACGGTGAACTGCCAGGACTGGGCAGAATTCTTCGTGCCGAGGGACTCAATCTTGCGATTCAGCATGGTACCGCCCGCCGCTGCATTAAACACGCCCCACTCGAACCAGGGGAAATTCGCCTCACCTGTAGAGAAGAGGGAGCGGTAGGTGAGGACGGGAGGCGCGATGGTTGGGAAGGTGGTCTCCTGAGGACGCCTGAACTTATTGGCACCTTGCAGGTCCGTCTGCGTCGCCGCGAAAGCCGCGGAGCTATCCCCCACTCCGATGTGAGCAGTGGCCGCGGCGAAGGGGGTAAAAGCTCCACCTGCCAGGGCAGTTACGATCAGATCTCTTGCCGCGTTAACCAGGGCCATTTGAGTTCTCCTTCAAGAATTGGCTGAGGGGAATGATGTCTTCCCCCTCGATAATTTCGACGGGCACATCGCCCTCTTTACGGTCGCCGTCAAACTTCTCCAGCTTCCATTGTACCTTAACCATTACAGGCGCGTCATCAGATGGCATTTCGGATTCCCTTATTAAATACCCACGAGTGGGAGAAGTCAAGGATTACACCCTTCGGGTAACAGCGGTGTAGCTGGGTGCTCAGTCCAAACCCCTGTTAAGGGCTTTTGGTCCGGCCAGTTCTCAATGCAGTGGATCGAGTCCTCCTCGAGCCTAAGGATGAGATCGTCAACGGCCTCCTTGACAACGGCCATAAAGGCCAGCTCGGACAGGGTAAGAGTCGTGGAATCAGCCCTGACCAGCATGACTAACACTGGGGGGTGAGTCTCCGAGAGCGTGATGGTGAGGGGGTCATCCACCGCAGTCCGGACGAAGACCACATTGACTACGTCGTTGGCCGTCAGGGTGAGAAGGTCAGCCGCCTGCGTCCCCACTAGAAGGGCCCTGGCCTCCGCCAAAGTCAGGGTAAGGAGATCAACCGCGCCTACGACAACCGCTACAGCTGCGGCCTCAGCCAGTGTGAGAGTGAGAGTGTCTGGGCGATTCAACAGCACGAACGGGGTGAAACTGGTATCGACCGCCGTAAGGGTAAGGGTATCGACCGACGGCTGCATGACCAGGAGGACGAGCCTGGCTTCAGACAGTGTGAGAGTAGGAGTATCGCTCGCCCCGAGCCCAGCCTTCCCCCAGGTGTCATCCCCGAGGAGGGTGGCCCAGGTCTGCGAGGCCCCAGTCCAAGTAAGGTTCGGGGTCAACATGACTCAGGCCTTGCAGCCGTCTGGCTCGAGGATGATGGGAGGATGTTGGACCCAGAGGCCGGTTACCGGCTTGCTGAATGGCCAGTCATCAATACACCGAACCTGCTCTTCGGAAACCCTTAGATAGAGGACGTCGGCCGCAGACTTAAGCTCGACAGGGACGTAGGTAATCTCCCCTGGGAGGGTCAGCGTCAGACTATCAATGGAGAAGTGCCCGGCCAGGTTCCACAGGTCGTCGCTGACGAGCCCATCCCAGTTCATCCCGGCCGTACCCCAGGTAACGGTTGTACTTAGCATTTCACCTCCCCTACAAAGTCATGAGTAAAGTTAAGCATACCCTCGTGCCCCACCTCGCGAGAGACATCGTGGTCGATGTAGATGGGGATGCCGAGCCGCTCGCAGGCCGCGCAGAAGTTCCAGTCCTCGCCAACGTAGGTGTCTCGATCCTCGTCGTAAGACATCTCCCAGGCATTATGTGGGATCTGGAGGATGACGGAGCGGCGAATGAGCATGAGGCCGGTCCCCACGCGCCAAACCTTCTGGATGCCGTGGCAATCAGGATCGGAGTAGATGGGCTTTCCGTTCATATTCCCCTCCTCCATCCGGCGAGCCGTGGGCTGGTTGGGAAGCTGCTTGGTGACGCAGTTGACGGCCACGATGGGCTTGTCATGAGCCAGGAGACGGTGGAGAATGTCTGGCGGGAAGATGTGGTCGCAGTCGACCATGAAGAGGTAGTCGGCCTTCTCGCGCTCGGCGATCTTCATCAGGTCGAGGCGATTGCGGGGAAGGAGGGAGGAGCGGATGGAGGCGACCCGGAGTTCCTGGGAGGCGAACCCCTTGACCTGGGTGATGGCGAACTTAGCTACGAGGCCGCAGAGGCTAACCCCGAAAGACGCATTCCACTGGGGTCCCGAAGGCACCCCCACAATAACGCGGAGGTGGGCCATCTCAATCGTCCTCCTTGGATAGCTCGTCCCAGACGTCGGTGCCAGCCTCGATCTGAATGTCGTCGGGATAGAGCTGGAGCTCGCCCTTCACCTTCGAGCTGTCGCCATAATCTTCCCGCTGGGAGAGCCCCTTGACTTTCCCCTTGATGATGACCGTCACCACCTCGCCAACCTCCAAGCCCTTCAGGTCCGACAGAGCCTTCACGTCGAGGTAAACGGAGGGAGTGTAGTCGTCGGCACCCTTCGTCGACTCGACCAACCCTGTTGCTTTCTTCTTTGCCATTGCAAGCTCCTAGAGAAAAGGGGGACAAGAACCCGTAGCTCTTGTCCCCCTGAATTACCCCTGCGGGGTGTGTGTCAGACCTTGAAGTTGGTCAGCCAAGCCATCGTCTTGGCGTGCTCGAGTTCCAGACCACATTCCGACAGCCACTGACCCTTTTGATGGTCGGCGTCGTTGGCCTGGATGTTGTCCTTGAAGGTCGTATCGCGCAGGTGACGATACTTCAAGGAGGTTGGGTCGATCACAGCCATGTCGTACGTGTGGACTGGGTGCGTGTTGAAGAGCGGGTGACTCTTCACGTAGATCACACCTTGGGGGAGGACCCAGCGCTGCAGTTTCATGCCGTACACCTCGATGATGCCATCGAAGTTCACGCGGGTGCGTGCCTGGGAGGCTGCCAGACGATTCAGACTGTTCAGCGCCCCGTTACCGGCGAAGACGATACGCTCGTCCCCCGCACCAGAGTTGTAGTCGAACACCTTGTAGATGGCATCCGTGAACATGGTCTCAGTGATGGTAGTGGTGAACTGAGTGATCATGTTCGGCGCGTACTGGGACAGGAACCAGAGCAGGCCGCCCGTGTAACGCAGGGGCTTGCCGTTCGACCCGACAGTCTCGAACATCTTGCCGAAGAAGAACGCGAACTCCATCGCTGTGGAGTGATCGAACATCTTGCGCTTCTTGTCGTTCTTGACTGGATCGCCGGTACGGGTCTTGGTCTTGCGGGCCGTCTCGGTGATGTCGTAGGTCGTCTTGAAGATCTGGCACAGATTCAAGAGCTTGGTCGGGTTACGCATCGCAGCGTCTGGGGCGCCCGTACCTTCAGCGAAGACCGAACCGATCTTCGTAATGGTCGAGGGTGCCGCAATCGTCTCAGCTGCGGTGCCGGCCTGCGCACGTTTGAACACGATCGTGGAGCCGTCGGTCACGGACGAGGCGATCAGAATTTCGTTCGCGTACGTCTGGCCGATCGCCGTGTCAGTCTTGAACACGTCGCCTGGCACCACGTCGAAAGCGTTGGTGACATTGCTCGAAACGTAGAAGGTGTTACCCGCCACGCCAGGAGCTGTTGCCAGCACAGTCAGACGCAGCGCGTTCAGCTCTTCCTCGTACCAAGCGAATTCCGGATCATCCGTGCTTTCGCTCTTCATCTTGGACAGCAGCGCTGTGAGCGGAGCCATCCCATTGGGGTTGCGCCAGAGAATCATCTCTCTGAAGTTCTTTGGGCGCTCATCGGTCGCCCAGTCACCGGTACCACGAAGGCCAGCAATTGCCATGATATTTCTCCTAACCTACATCGTCATCCATGAGCATTTCCTGAGCCAGCGCCGTGAATTGGTTATCAGACACCGGCGCGCGTTGCCCGCCACCACCTCCGCGCATAGGCACGAAGGGAGCGACTGGAGCTGGGCGAGGCGCGGCCTGAGGCTGCACCCCCGCTTGCGGTGTCACAATTCCAAGAGCTGCTCGGACCAGATTGCCGATTGCGCGTGCTGACTCCTCCGGGCCCGCAGTCGGGTTCACCTCGCGGTACGTCATACCGAGGCGAATGATTGCGGGCTCCAACTTGGGGTCTGCGAGATCCGGGTTGACAGAATGGAAGAGACCCTTGGCCTGCGTGTTGATCGCAGTGTGAGCCGTGGTCTGCTCCATCATGACGGGGACCATCGCCTGCATAGCGCGCATTGCACTTTCGAGCACCTCCATGTGAACCCTTGCGGCGAGCTTGGGCAGAACCAGTTCGGGCTCCGTCAGAAGAGCAGTCGCATCTTCGCCGTTCACGGCATAGTGCTGCTCCAATTCCGTCAACCGATTGGTTCTCCAGGCACCGTATTCCTCAGGAGCCGGACCACTCGGCTGGGCAGCCGGCGCCTGAGGTTGTTGGGGCGGAGGGGTTTGGGCCTGAGCTGGTGCGACGGGAGGGACAGGTGCAGCGGCGGGCGCAGGGGGAGCCGGGGGGGCTGCCTGCACGGGTGCTGCCTGAGGGGTAACGGGCTTCGCCACCGGGGGAGGTGTGTGACTCCCCGGCTCGATAACCACGTCACCCTCAACTGTTTCGCCCTCGCCAACGTCTTCCTCTGAGTCGAAGTCGTCGTTGAACTCGGTCCAGTTAACCGAGGAGCCAGCATCATCTGAGCCAGACCCCTCCGCGGAATCAGCAGAGCCAGAAGAGCCTTGCGGAGCCTCAGCCCCGTTCTCTTCTTCCTGCAAGTAATACTTCATCCACCAAGGCATTTTATGCACCCTCCTGTTTCGCTACAGCCTGACGCTTATCCTGCTCGAGCGTGTCGATGATCGCCTGCGCCGTACCCACCAGGGACAATCTCCCCTCGAGCTGCCCCTTCATCCGCTCCAGCTTGTACAGGTCCTCGGCGGAAGAAACGGAGCCGAAGAGGATGTTCTGCTGAAGGTTATCGACCTGGGACTGGATGGCTTGTGCCAATATACGCCACGCGGGGTGCGCCATCAAGCCCTGAAAGAGAGCAATTTGCTCGCCGAGAGGAAGTGCTTCTTGAGATTGCATTTCTGCTTCTAACATCTTAGGCCTCCTTAGCCAGTTGAGCCCATGCCAGGGACTTGGCCGGGCTCGTTGAGATTACGAGGGGTCATCGGTACTACGTTGCCGGCCGCTGCCTGCTGCTGGAGCTGCCCATCAGGTACAACCTGAATCTTGAATTTGTTGATGTTCTTGATCCCGCCGAGCTGAGCGATGAAGGCGAAAATCTTGCCGAGGTCATAGCCCTGGAGCGCGCCCGGGACCTTGGAGAGGCCCCCCAACAGCTGCTGCCACATGTTGGCCTGCGCGAAGCGATCCACAGGCATGGTACCATCGACCGCCACGAAGTCGTACATGCCTGCGATCATGTCAGGCGTGATGTTCATATAGGCCTCCATCCACATGGCCTGATCCCCGACGATCCTGTACTTCTTCTCAGCCGTGTAGAGCTGCTGGGTGGACATGGTGAGCTTGGAGGCGAGCGGCCCGAAGCCGACATTCGAGAACCACTCACAGTTCGTCTTCAGCCGGTTGATGCCGAAGGTGGTCGAGGAGCGGACCTCGGTCGCTGTCTTGCGGCCGGAGGTGTTCACCTGGCCCATGACGTTATCCGACACCCCGGTGATGCGCTGGGCCAGGGAGCCGACGTAGTCGCTGTCCTGCAGGTTGCTCCGGGTGATGTCCTGGACGGGGAACTGAGCCATCATCGTGCGCAGATCCTGGCCGTAGCCTGCGGGCTTCAGCCTGATCATCTTGCCTGGACCCGGCTCCTCCAGATCCCTGATCGTCACCTTGCTCGGGTCGACGAGGAAT